GGAGGCTAAAGCCTATATTGAAGACATGATAGGGAGAACTATATGAAAAAACTGTTTGTAATCTGGGCGTTGACCGCCGCTGGTGTAGCTTACGCTGGGTGTTCCTCACACAGCTACTCATACAACGGGCGGTATGTGTACTGTACAACTTGCTGCGATAGTAACGGCAACAACTGCAACACGTTCTGCAACTAAGTAGCAGCACTTTGTACAACCGGGCAGAGCTTTTGCTCTGCCCTTTCTGTCTCTGCGGATATGATAAAACAATTTTACGAGAAAGCATTGCCTTCGCAGGGCGTCTATTGTGTGGCAAAAATCCATCCAGAGACGCACAAGATCACACAAAAGTTTGTGGAGGACATCGATGGACTTGAAAGCGTTGCACGACAGTTTAGCGTGGATGGAAATAATGTCTACGTGGCACTTGCATCCTACGACGGCTATTCTAGAAAAGCAGAAGACGCGCAATTCCTTCGTTCATTCTTCATCGACCTCGATGTTGGAGATCGAAAAGGATACGCTACTAAAGAAGACGCACTTACTAGTTTGCGAGAGTTCGTTGAAGCAAAAGAACTCCCACCGCCAGTCATCATTGACTCCGGTACAGGAATCCACGCCTATTGGCTCTTTGACGAAGACGTAGCAGCCTCTGAATGGAAGCCCTACGCCGAGAAATTCAAAGCGTTTTGCCTTGAATCATTAAAGATAGACCCTGTAGTCACGGCTGACCTTGCGCGTATTCTGCGCTGCCCAGACACGTTCAATTACAAGACTGACCCACCGTCACCCGCAGCGGTGCTTACCGATGAGATTTATGTCTACTCCTTTGATGCGTTCAAAGAATTTCTAGGCATAGAAGAAATCAACTTAGCGGCGGCTGACGTCCTGAGAAGTATTCCGAAAGGGCTCGATGAAGAGACTAAAGCCCTGATGAAGTTGGACAACTACGAGACGGTGTTCGACAAGATCGCAATACGCAGCATGGAAGGGGATGGATGTGAGCAAATCAAGTGGGCAATTGAGAACCGACGAACCTTACCCGAACCAGTATGGACAGCCGTACTGTCTATCGCACAACACTGCACCGACCGAGACGAAGCAATTCATGCACTCTCCTGCGACTACCCCGGCTATAACTGGGAAGAAACAGAAAAGAAAGCCAACCAGCGGCAAGGCAAGCCTTATTCTTGCGAAGTGTTTGACAACATCAACCCCGATGTCTGTGATAACTGCAAGCACAGAAGCAGCATCACCAACCCACTTGCTCTCGGAAAAACAATCAAGATCGCTAAAGCGGAATCAGTTCGGGAGGACAAGGATACCAAAGATGTTTCAAAAAGCTTAATCGTAGATCACCCACAGTATTTGTTCCCGTACTTCAGGGCAGAGAAAGGTGGCATCTATTTCCAACCGCCCCCGACCAAAGACAAGAAGGGTAAAAAGACCGAGTACGACCCAGTCCTAGTCTTTGAGCATGAGTTGTTTCCGGTAGAGCGCCTGTATAGCAAGACAGAAGGCGCCATGATGCTTATGCGCTTGCTGCTGCCGAAAGACCCACCCAAAGAGTTTCTACTTCCTATCAGGATTCTTCAGTCAACGGATGAGCTGAAGAAGTCTTTGCTATTCCACGACATCATCCCTTTGCCTCACTTGATGGTACATATGATGGGCTATTTAAATAAATGGGGAAAGTACTTAGCTAGTACCGTACCTGCTGAGATCGTTCAGATGCAGATGGGCTGGACAGAAGTAGTTGATGGTAAGCGCCTAGGCGACGAGTTTGTCGTCGGCAACCAGATGATTAAGCGTAACGGCACCGTGATTAAAGCTGCTGTTGCCCCTGCAATCCGAAGCATTGCTAAGATGTTTGACCCACGAGGAACATTTGAAAAATGGCAAGAGTGTGTACAGGAGCTGAATCGACCATCGATGGAGCTACACGCGCTTGGTGCGCTTACCGGCTTCGGCGCGCCCTTAATGAATCTGACTTCCACAAGTGGCGTAACTTTGTCGTACACCGGGGAATCGGGCAATGCGAAGACTGGTGCTTTGATGGCAAACCTAAGCACGTGGGGCAACCCGAAGGATATGTGGGTGCTGGAGGCGACGCAGAATGGATTAGTAACGCGCTACGTTACGTTCAAAAATATCCCGTATGGTCTAGATGAAGCGCACAACAAACCAGCGGATGAGGTAGCCAAGTTTGTCCACGCAGTCTCACAGGGTAAAGCCAAGATCAGGATGCAGGGATCGATCAACGCTGAGCGGGAGCATGAGCTAGTAGCTTCGTCCATAGCGATGCTGACATCCAACCAGCCGATGCTCGACATCATCATGCAGAAGAAGAGCTACGCCAACGGCGAGATGGCACGGATGATTGAGCTAATGATTGAGAAGCCCAGCGCCATGACTGAAGACCCTCATTTAGGACGGCGCGTGTTCGACCCGCTGCGTTACAACTACGGTCATGCTGGCATCAAACTAGTGCAGGGCTTTTACACGCTGGGGGAGCAAGACCTACTAGACCGGATAGCTTACTGGCTGGCACGGTTCGAGAAAGACTTCGGGGTGGATGACATCTACCGCTTCTATAAAGACTACGTCTGCGCAGTGTTCACGGGCGGCATGGTTGCCAACGAGTTTAAGATCGTTGACTTTGAGTTGAACCGGATTTATGACCGCTTGCTGTATGAGATGATTAACCTACGTGACAACGTAGTTAGACTGGGGCACATGGATTATGAAGGACTTGTCGGCGAATTTATCAACAAGTACTACACAGGCTTCCTCGGAATCAATGATGGAAAAGTTACCTATGAGCCAAGAACTTCTCTTGTCGGTCGTATGGATGTCGCGCTTGGGCAAGTATTTATATCCACGACTGAATTCAAAAAGTATCTCGGTGAGAAACAACTTAGCTCACGGGAGTTCGAAAAAGCCATGAAGGATAAAGGCATCCTGATTGGCACTCGGAAGATGCGACTGGACTCTGGCTGGAAGGGTGCCTTCAGTATGCTCGACAAAAACATGAACGTGAACTGCTATGTCTTTGAAACCAAAATCCCAAGTTCTTTCTTTGACGCCGATGGACATGGAGCAGCTAACGGAGGAACCTGAGTGGGTGTTTCCGTATGCCTATATGCAGCCGGGGGATAGCTTTTTTATCCCTACGCTGCGCCCCGCCCAGATGATCTACGCCGCTGACACAGCGGCGAAGAAGGCAGAAATCAGAGTAAAGATTTATACCTGCCACAAGGATGGGCACTTAGGCATACGGGTTTGGCGTATGGCTTAGGGTTCATATCCCATAGCTTTGTACATATTTACTAGTTGCATCTTGAGCATCGATTGATACATGCGATTTGCTTCTAGTAGCTGACGCTTAGTATCATAGTCGTAATTAACATCACGGCGAATTTGTTTTGCTTCGCTGCGTAGCTTCTTAAGCTCCCCGTTGGCGTCGCTCTTGTATTGTTTAACCAAGAATTCGTCCAGCGGGTTCTCCGCAAGATGCTGATAATACATTTCTATATCCGACTGTTCCAACTCTTTGAGCCGGTCTTTGCGTTTTTCTAAGTCTCTTTCAATCTTGTTCCACGTCCTTGCATCGTAGTCAGAGCGCGTTCCGACAAAGCCGGACAGAATCAAACTGTCTTGCTTCAGTCTTTCCGCTGTAGTTCGCTCTGAACCCATGCCGATAGTAAACATATTCCATCCAGCTGCGCCAGCTTTCGCTAAAGCATCTATATAGGCAGAGGCGAAGAAGTACATCTCGTTTGGCCCGAACTCAAACCCAGTGGCTCTGTAAAGACTAATTGATAAGTCTTTAAACATCTTAGGCACGTTGTCGCCGCCGGTGTAGACACTACCGTTTGGCCCCTGCCGGTTGTTGTATATCTCTTGCCCAAGAGAGTTATAGTTCATGACGAACTCAACAAGCGGCTTAAGCGGAGCTGGAGCAACCGAGTCAATAATAAACTCGCCCGGCTTCTCTACAATACTGCCCCTTGAAATTGGCAACGGCAGGAACGAGTCCATCAGGATCGGTATCATGTTTGCCAACACTTCAGTAAACTTGGTGTCGGAATTCCCCAGCGAAGTTATCTGAGCGCCAAGTGCAGCAAACGCGCCCATACCGAAGCCCCACGGGATTGTGATGATGTCGTTAACTCCGGGGCCGACAAAGAACCGAGCGTCGCGCATCCAGCGAGACATGTCATCTGTAGCTACACGGTTACGCCCAAAGTCATCCTCACCCGCTCCGGCGTACGCAAGGTAGTACATCGCTACGCCAAATCCAAACAACACTGCGGCAGTATTTTTACCGCGCTCGGCTTGCTCAATAAACTTCTTGGTGAACTCTTCGCGGTTGCCCTTGCTTCGCAGTTCTGTGGGTAACTCAGCCCATGCACGATCAGCCGCTGCCTGATAGCCGCCAAACGCAGAAGATATAGCGGGGGCTAGGGACTCAGTAACACGCACAGCACCGGTAGCTGACGCGCTAAAGAACATAAACCACGCGCCCATCTGGTTGGCCTTTAGACCTCTTTCTTCGAAGTTAGCCAGCCCTTTGGCAAACGCTGCCGCCGGTTTATTGGCAGCTTGTTCAGCATCAGCACGACTCATACCCTTCTTCATGAGCTTGCCAACTTCTTCAGCTTTACGCATCTTGAACGCAGCGGCGCGGCTAGTGAATTCAAACGACGCCATGTAGACATCGAAGAACTTGGTAATTTTGTCAAAGCTCTTTAGCGTTGTGGATTTGTTAGCCCCCTCCAACAGATCGCGGAACTGTCCTTTAGCAGTAAAGCTACTGACGTAAGCGATGTCCCCACCGTTCTGCAAGTAGTCAATCAAGTCTTTGACATGGCCTGATTTATCTTTAGCTAATAGTTCTTTTAAGCGTGGGTTCTTAGACGGATCGGCACCACCTTCGTAAAACGCTTTAGCAACCGCGCCCGACTTGTACAGGCCGTTGGACATTATGTAGTTAGCAATCGACCCGACGTAGTTAGCCGCCGCGCCGGGGGTCATATCTACAGCTATGTTAAACGCGTTAGCCAGCATGTCACGGATAAAGTTCTTAGGCGCGAACGCTACGTTATAGCGCGTATGGGTCTGCCCCATGTAGCTAGTGAAAGTGTTCAGCTTATCTACCAGTCCACTGCCTGTCTGGTACGTTTTACGGATAGCATTACGCAGTCGGTCATTCTTAATAGAGATAACAGCCACTTCACCTTCCGGCATGTAATACAGGAAGACGTTCTGGTTGTTCATTAGACTAAGCAACTTCGGGTCTGACTTTATGTTGTATCGATCTTGGAACGAAATCGTCTCAATCTTCCCGTCTATTAGTCCGGTATTAACTAAGTTGTACAAGTTCTTAGTCACGTCCTTGCGACCAGACCTCGAAGCGGCTACTGCCGCATCAGCCATCATTGTGAGAATCGGGTTGTCAGGTAGCGTATAGCGCCCCTCCTGCGTATATTCTTTCTGCTGAAGCTCTCGTCCTAGCGCCTGCTCACCGCCGTAGAATAGGTCGGCGTCTTTATCTTCTACAGGCTTACCCTTGTATGTGACGTAGTTCTTGTACCCGTAGAAGTCCACAAGGTTATCAACCTGCGGCGACCAGTAGTTAGCTTGCTTATTGAGCATGATGGTAACTTCAGACAATTCGCGAAGCTTCGCCAAGACGTCATCCATCATCTTCTTCTCAGCTTTGTTTTGGTCAAACTCAGCCAAATGCCTCTGAACATCGGCGGGTTCCAATTTAGCTAGGACGCTATAGTTACCGTGTGATATATCGAACTCAGGTATTTTTTTACCGTTTTCGCCCGGATCAAGATTATTCTTATCGGCAACTATCTTATCCAACAGCTTGCGGTATTCCTGTGCCAGCGTCTTAGGTGTAACGCCCAGCTTGGCAGCGTTATCTTTTAGGTCAGTCTTTGACGTTAGTTCAGCAAAAATCCTAGTGCGGGCTGTATCGGGGCTGATCGCTGTGCCGTACCAATTTATGTTGTTTACATCCGAGCGTAACGGCACCTTCCTCAAATACTTAACGGCGCGTACTTCGCTCTCGTGCATCACAGTGCCATAGGCTGACAGGCGTTTTAGTACCGTGTCGATTGACTGCCCAGTCTCTTTAGCGATGTTAACCAACATCTCATTGATCTGGTTTACGGTTGGATTGACGTAAGTGTTGTAAAAATTACGGAAGTTGCCTGCTCCCAAAGATATGGAATCGTAGATGTTATTGGCTTCCTTCTCGTTACCAACAACAAGCAGTCCGCTGCGGTCTAATTGGCGCTGAAAGTCTTTAACAGGGTACTGCTCATTCTGGTACTGCCGAGCGAGTTCTTTGGCCCGGCCCGATAGCCCACCTGTGAACCATGACTTAATTGAACCAAAGAACCCTTTGGGTTTTTCAGGCAGTTTTTGACTATTTATAAACTCTTCGGTTGACATCCCCGCAAACTCGCCTGCCTTCTTGGGCTCCTTCGGCGCTTCCATAAACGACACGCCCTTAGCCTTGCCGGGGACTTTGGCACCGCCTTCAAACGGGCCGGTGATCATCGTCTGGATGTTTTCTAGAACTTGGCTCGATACGTTGTCGGTCTTGATCCCGAGGAGCTGCATCACGCGAACAGCGAATTCCCTAAGCGCGTTCTTAACCTGTAGGACTTTACTGAGCGGCGGCATCTGGGCCATCTCAGCGACGAACTCTGAGTTAGAAAACGCTTGAGCGAGGAACTCTTTGAGGTTGCCGATCTCGTACTTCTTGCCCAGCTTCTTCGCTACGTGCTGCTGAAGTTTAGCGAGGTTGTCCAGCGCAATCTTCTGGATCGGGGTCAAGTTCTGTGGGTTGTCCACCGCACGGTCAGTGATGAAGTGCGCGTACTCATGCAGCACCACCACATCGAGCATTGTTTCACGTGGAACACTTGGGTCGATTGTGATTGTCTCAGTCGCAGGGTCGTACATGCCGGGGCGGTTGCCCTCTACCTTGCCAACCACGACGGTCGGCTTGATACCCAGCTGGCTTAGAACCTTCTCGATCTGTGAGGCGAACAGCTTGGTAGCTGGGTCGGTGTAGCCTATCTTGATGGCACGTAGGATCGAATTGGTGTCGCCAGAACGCAGAGCGGCTACAGTCTCCCGCTCAATGATATTCTCGCTTTCCTTCTTCTCTTCAACTTTCCTAGTCGTAACCGGCTGCGCCTTGCCCACTTTGGGGGCGGCAACTGTAGTGCCAGCCTCGGCAGCAGCTTTTTTGCGGGCTTCCCGAATATCGGAAACGCTCTTCTTGCCTAGCTTGCCAACGCCCTTGACCTCTGCTTCAAGTGTTTCTTTACGCTTGGTTTCAACGGCCTCTTGCTGTTTTTCACTTAACGATTTAACAAATTTATCGCGTACCCGTTTTCTACTTTCAGTGTGGGGTTTAAGTTTGCTTTCTTTAATAGCCTCATCAAAAGCGTTCTCGCGCTCGCTTTGCGTCATACGACTAAGAATGTCGTAGATCGTTACTTCTTCCAATTTAGATGGGATGCCTAGCTTTTTATTTTCTTCATGTTTAGCTTTGTTAGCATCGTTCTCAGCCTTTATCTGTTCAGCATATTTTGCATTAAGCGTAGACAGCGCCGAGTCAAACTGATCAAACGCGGTTTCGGCACCAGCATGACTGATAGCCTCGTCAACATTCTTAGGAGGCGCAGCGCGTGTACGAACCTTGGAAGCGGCAAACGCCTTGCCTTCCTTTGTGCTTAACTCAGCGGCGACTGGCGCGGCTTTCTCTTCTTCGAGTTTGACTACGCGCTTGGTGGGGGTGAAGGGTTTTTCCTCTTTTTTCGGTTTTGCTTTGACGGCTTCAGCGGTTTGAGTGACATCGGTTGTTCCTTCAAAAGGCGGTGGCTCAAGTTCAGCTACAGATTTATCCTGTATCTCGTAGCCTAGATCGGTCTGTACAATTTTTTTAGTAAAATTATCTGGCATACCTGCCAGTGCAGCCCCCGCTTCTTCCTGCGTAGCAAAGGTTAATGCAGCTGGCTGTGCTCCTTCTGCCACAGTAGTTGATTCAGCAGGTCTTCCAATAGGCACCACTCCAGTGGTTGTAGATGTTTCAGCTCCTGCGGGGGCTGTTCCCACTCCTGATGTAACACTAGGAGCGCCAGACTGATCTCCTGCGGGGATAGCTTCAATAGGCTTGACACTTTCAACCCCCTTTAAGCTCGTATTAAGTAGGTTTTGAATACTATTTAGATAGGGTAAAGCCAGCTTGTTTCCGTCTGAATCAAGCCCAGTTTCGACCATACGCTCGTAGCGGTACTTAGTTTCTTCGGGGGTTTCGTCTTCTCGTTTCGGAGGAGGCAGGACTGCTTCCCGAGGGGCGCCAACAGTTGCATCTACAGCCGCAAGCGGGTCAACATCCAGTGTTTGTTCAGCGGCGGGCGCTTGATTAAGCTGTGCCGCAGCCGCCTGTTGTTCAGGTGTAAGAACGCCAAACGGTAGATTAGCCGCGCTTTCAGCGGCTTGGGCTTGTGCCTGTACAGCTTCGGCGTTGGGAACTATAGTGGCGGCGGTTTCCGCAGCAGTCTGTGCAGCTTGCTGGGCTTCTAGTTCTTTACGGGCAGCGTCAGCTGCAAGACCTTGACGTGTTTCAATCGCCCCGATACCCGCACCCGGAATAAAGCCAAGGGCAGCGCCCAGTGTAGCGGCACCCGCCACACCTTTTGTTGGGTCAATCCGTGGGTCGTATTCTTGAGCCGCAGCGCGTCCAGAGTATTCGGTTACGCCTTCTTCAAAGCCTTCTTGTGCTGATTCAAAGAAGCCTGTTTTGATCGCCCCACCTAAAGTAGACTTGGCTAACTTATTGCCACCAACCCCCGCCAAGAAGCGTTCTATACCAAACGCACCGGTTGCACCGCCAACTAGCGCAGGGACAAACGACGCACGCCGGGCCGCAGTACGTGCAGCGTCTTCTTTTACTTTCTCTAGCGGTATGCCTTTTTCTACTTGGCTACGGATGAAGTCGTTCTCTAAGAGAATCTCATCCGGGGTATTCATCACCAATTCGTAGGCTGAACCACCAGCGTCACCACCCGCCATCGCAGCGTTAGCCACAATACCGGCACCCAGACCCAAACGGCTTGCGGCTTTCTCTGTCAGGTTAAGTAGCTGAGCCGCTTTTTGTGTGCCTTTGATAATTAAACCGGGGCCAGCAAAAGAACCAACCGCTTGACCAGCCGCTTGTAGGGGGTTCGCAGCTACGTATTTGGCAGCAGCAGAGACTTCTTCGCCAGCGGTTTTAGCAGCTTGAAGTTCCTTCTGGAACTCTTCGCGCCCCGCCTTAACCATATCGCTTTGTGACCTCTCGCCCTCTTTGATGAACTCATCTACTGCTTTAGAGAACGGATTACCCGGAGCCACAAAGTCTGCCGCCGCCTTAGCACCGCCCGCCGCTGCGTTTGCGATACTGATAACCGTATCGTTCATAACAGCAAAGACATTTCTAGACTTCGGCGCTTCTTTAGGCGCTTCTTTAGCAACGTCCCATTTACGTTCCCAAGGAACAGCAGACTCCTTGACAGTAGATTCTTTGGTACCCGCCCAATTACGTTCCCAAGGCGCTGCCATAATTAATCCTTGACCCAGTTGTTTTTGTCATTGGGATTACCGCCCTTAAACCTATACCCGTCAACTACTTGCCCCGGCATTAGCTGAGAAGCAGTTCCAGCTTTAGGCGTTTCACCCCCTGCACTTACTGTTCCACGTTTCATCTGTGCCGTTAGTCGGGTTTCAAGCTCTTTTCTTTCAGCGTCAATCTGCTTTAATCTAGTTTCAGCTTTTTTACGAATATCATGGCCTTCAGGTAGCACCATTATTTTATTTTCTAGATCAACGACAAGGGGTTGATTGCGCTTATCAAACTTTTCTAGCGCATCGTTAATTGCCTTGTTTTCTTTAAGTTCTAGAGCGCCTTCACCACCACCTTTTGCGGAGGCTTGTATACGGGCTTTTTGTACATCGTATTGACCGCCAAGTTCAGCAGCCGCCAACTGACCTTGTACTTTGAATCTATTCTCGTACTCATTGGCTTGCAGTTTGCCAACTTCTAAAGTCAAAGCCGCGATTCTGCCTTTAGCTTCTTGGTCGGTCTTTTTGGCTTCTTTAAATCGTCCTTCTTTCTCCAGAAGCTCAGCTTTGTCTAACTCATAAATTTCTTTCTTGAGACTACGCTGAAGTGCACGTGCCCGTGTCTGGTCATCCAATAGGTCAGGCACCGTTTCATTAATCGACGTGAGTGCGGCCTTTAGCACGGGGCCGGGAGTAGAGCCGAACTTAGCCCACATCTGTGCCCAACGCAGATATTCTGCTTTCCTAGCATCTCCTCGTGCTTCTTCTAACGCTTTTTTCTGCTCGACTTTTTCATTCTGATACATAGCAGATAGGTCAATACCATACTTGTCACGCAACCTCTGATCGCGTTCCATCTGGCCTTCTACGCCCACATCTGCCTCTGTTTTATAAGAAACTTGTAGTGCTTTTAAATCCTCCAACCCTTTGTTTGGTTCCGCAGCTATACGCTTAAATTCAGCCTGATACGGGCTGGCTTCTGCCGCAGGTTTAGGCGCAGCGGCTTTCGGACGTGTGGCAACCGGCGGGGCTTCTTTCTTCGGCTGTTCCTCCGCGCTTTGCATCGGATTATTTACGAATTCTTTTACTCTTTCCCCTTCTTTAAACGCAACAACGCCACCGCCCGCCATACCACGCACTTGGTCACGACGTTGCTTCTCAGCTTGGGCGATACCCATAGTCTCAGGGTCGGTGTCGCCGCCCATCTTGCCTTTAAGCTGATTGTCAGACAGCTTCTTCATCATGCTGGGCAACTTGTATGGATCGACGCCGGAGGCAATACCACCGCTCGCCATCTCTTTAATAGCACCGCCCTCGGCTTTCATAGCCTGATACAGATTCGCGCCAGCACCAGCCAGACCAATACCCTGTTGCAACATTGAAGGCTGCGCCTGATACAACTGAGTAGTAGACGCTTGCATCGGTAAACCGCGCAGCATGTTGGATAGCGTACCCAGTTGAATGAACGGATACTGCTGTTTGGTAGCGTAGTCTTGAATAATCTGGTTCAGGCGGTTCTGCTCATACTGCTGTTGTTTTTCGCCGACTGCCATCTGCTGACCAAGTAAGCCTAACTCCTGCTTGTACTGTTGTTCTCCTAACGCACCGAGTTGCCCAGCGCCTTGCAGCGCCTGACCATAACCTCTCAAACCTATATCTGCACCAAACTGCTGAGCTTGACGGGCTTGCTCGAACGCGGTTTGCATCCCTCTGCCATAAATATCTCCTTGCTGTTGGGCAAGGTTGCGCTGACGTTCTGCTTCAATAAGCCCTTGACGTGAGCCACCAAACGCGCCAGCTTGAACTGCTTGGGCTTGTTGTCTTTGCCCTTCAATTGCTGACTGACGTGCGGCTTCGCGCATTTGTGGCTGTAACGCGTTTTCCATGTACGGCGACATGTAAGCTTGCATAGCGTATGGGTTTGTAGCCTGACTTGCGTAATCGGCACCGGCTCCCATTGATCCCAAAGCGCCCATACCAGTAAGTCCAGTAGCAAACTGTGTTTGCCCCGGCAGTTGGTAGTTACCGATACCCTTCATGGCATTTGCCTGCATTGGGGTAAACCCAGCTACAGTCTCGCCACTACCGCCACGCGCTTTATCAAACTCAGAAAACGAAGTGAATGGCTGGAAGCCAGTTATGTTTCCCTTATCTCCGTACGTATAGATTTGTTTTTCTGTAGACCCCATCATCCGTTCGACATACGGACGGGCGTATTCAGGTATGTTTGAGGTCTCAGACTTGGTCGTGGTCGGGCCACCACCACCGCCATGCAGTTTGATCTTGCCGCCTTCTTTTTTAAATGCATCTACGGGCAGGTCAGGAATACCAGCCAGCGCCATTGCACGGTCATTGAATCTCATAATTTTTTCCTCATTACCTGATGGGTCACTTCTAGCCCGATCTTCTCGTACATCTGAACTATTGTTCCTTTAGCCCATATCTGCGCGACTGTAGCGCCGTGAGCCCTCATCCAGTTGTACAACTCTTCAATAACGTGAGGGCGGACAATACCTTTACCGCCCATTAAATTACCGTGCGCAACACGCTGCGTTGGGTAATCAATAATATCTATTGCTGCTGCCCCAGTAATACCCTCACCCGGCTCTTCCCACACTACTAAATAAGTACGTCCAGTACGAATAGCGTATTCAAGCAACTCAAGCTTGTTTAAATCTGGGTCAAGATCAATTGCTCGTTGTAACAACGGTGCCGCTATAGGCCAGACTTGGGGTAATTCATTAGGGTGTATTTGATATAAGGGCATCTTTACGCTGGTAAATGTTTATCGGCTTTACTGTTGACCGCTACCTTCTTTTTACCGATGCTTTTCTTACGGGATTTCTGCACGCGCTCCATCATGGCATAGAGTTTTCTCGCTCCAGCTTCAGTAGAGCCGTTACCCAACTCAGAGACAATACGCGCTGGAATTACAAACTCACCATCAGCAAGACGAGCAGGCTGGCGCTTGCCAATAACAGCAGGAATAGAATCCGAAACTCCATCGCCCGGCCCCCTTAAGAGTCGCCCACCATCGGAATAACCACCAAGACCGTGCATGATGCCGCCACTAGCAGCCTCAATCGGGGTGTCCATATAAGTATCAATATCGCCAAGACTAGTCTTTGGCATCTCTGTTACTGGCACCTTGTTCTTTTTGGCGAGCCTTGCGTGTTCCGCCATAGCCGCAGAAAATGGGCTACTTAATTGTTGTGTACGACTACGAGGGATGATGCCGGGGTCAGAACGCTCGCCAAGCAAATTCATCAGCTCTTTTTCGCGTTCTTTCTCCATCTCTTCGTAAGACTTAGTCAGACTTCTAGAGGCTCTTTGAGAACGAGTTTGCAGACCATACTCACGACGCTGCGCCTCAGAAAGACCGCCTTCTGCAAACTTTTGCTCCCCACTATACGCACCGACTGCGGGGCCCTCGCCGGGAGATACAACATTAACCGCCTCTGGGCGTTGCACCATTGGGTTGCTATATAGCGCCGTTTGAAGTCCAGCTTGTGGGTACATCATGTTGCCGCCTACTGCGTTCTGCGCAGACATCGTTTCAACTGGCCCGCCAACAGCGTACTTCATGAGGCCGCCCTCTGCCGCATACTTTTGATACTCATAGGATGGCGTGAACGGTTCGACCGAAGCAATAGATGGCTGGAACTCAGACATATCTACTGTGTTCTTATACTTATTCTTGTCTTCTCCGCCCTGTTTAGGCTGGTTCATGAGCTGCCCAACGGACATTAGCCCCAGACTAGTCTCCAATGGTTTATCTTTAGCAATATCTATGAGCTTGCCTGCGCCTTCTTTAAAGAGATTTAGTCCTTCATTGACGCCTTTTTGCAAGGGACTCATGTTAGCTGCGGCTTCTTCGGCAGCAAATTTTTCCCCAGTACTCGCAGCGGAGCGGCGTAGTTCGTTAAGTGAGGCTTCTTCAGGAGTAATTGCCCTAAAAGCGTCTGCTTGGGATAAAGAACTTTTTGGCGTAACAGGGCCAGTAGGAGGAGCACCAGCAGGACTAAGAGGGGCAGCAGGAGTAGCGTAAGAAGGGATAGGAGTAGAACCGGGGAGAGTATAAGAACTACCAGCACCTTGGGCTATACCTGACTGAGAAGCAGCAATTTCATCCGCAAAGTTTGCGGGCCCCAACTTATCTATCTGGCTCATTAAATCGCCAGCGGGCGCTTTAGGCGGTAAAAATTGGCTTGGCGCTGTGGGGTTAAGACTAGCCGTAGAAGATCTTAAGTAATCTAATTTACTCGGGTCAAGCCCTTGTTGAGCCATTTGCTTCATCGAGGCATCCATAATGCCTTGCCTACTTGCCTCAGCGCCCGCTTGCTTGGCTGCTTCAACACCCGCCTGTTTAGTAGCTTCAACAGCCGCCTGTTTAGTGCCCTGTGCAGCCATCTGTTGCATACTGGCTTGAATAGCCTTTTGTTTAGCTAGTTCTAGCGCGGCGGTGCTTCCAGCAGTGGTGAGAGTAGGAGCGGCGGCAGCGGTAACAACGGGCGCAGCCATAGCAGACTTAGCAACGACGGCAGCAACGATTTGTGGCATGGTTAAATCTCCCTCTTCATAAGTACTAGCCCCATGTTCTGCCCGTACTTATACAAACCAAACATTTTGATAAGTTTTTGCGCCTTCTTATCATGTTCTAAAGGCGTTGCATAGACCTCATTGTACCCCTCAGCCTTGAGATTTGGCGCAATGACATTAGTAAAAATACTACGGTACCGCTTGAACTTAGAGGGCGACCACGCCCCCTTTTCTATATTCAGGTGAAGCGCAACGCGCTCTAGTTCAAATATATAGTCACAAAGAAAAGTCACCTCTGCGTCTTGGTAGAGAGTTCTGCGGGGATTTATCATCCGACCTTCCAATCCGTACCGTCAGAATAGACAGGCACTTTGCCACTTCCGCCCCCTGCCACTGTGGTGCCAAATGTAGTCACAGATGAGTCAATAACAAACGCTCTAGCCCCTGCACCAAGAGTACCAGCGCCGGGTAGTGTTGCTACTGTGAAAACACCACTCAAACAAAACTGCGCGGCAATGTTGTCAACCGTGCCAAAGTACTGGCGCAGGATGTTGTTGAGGGTGTCGTGGTACGCCCGGTCATACTCAACTGGCGCAAACGGCAGTAACGGTGTTCTGGTAAGCGCTATGGTTTTTAGGCGTATTGTCATTTATTGCCGTCCGTCTGGTCGAACATCGATACGGGGTACGCCTAGTTGCCACTGTGTGCCAAGCGTATCTGAACTAACTTTGAACGCCATCTGCCGCCCACGAATCCTGCTGTACACGATCTCGGTAAATTCCTGCACGGTATAGGTTGTCTGCCCAGCATAGCTCTGCGCTGACTGAACCGTTGGCGATGGAGATACACCATACCCTGACCCCGGATTCTGCCGAGGACGTACCGTAAACTGGACTGCCGGGTTTACTGTTGTGGAGCCTGTGGTGTTCGAACCATCAAACGTAATGTCAGGGATTATCCGCCACACAAATCCATAGTTATGCCCGTCGTTAATATCAAAGTCGGACGACTGCACATACGAATTTATCGGGCTTGGTGGGTTGGTAGTTCCGTCGTCAATCGCTGCCTCGTGGTAGACCATGAGATTGCCGCCTGTAGTTGCAACAGGGAACTGACGCAACGGGGAATCAAGCCACGCTGTGCGATCTATCGAGCCGTAATACCAAACACGGTCAAGGTAATTAAAGATGACATAGCGGTCTACCTCATCAGAGTTAGCAGAACAGTAGAACCACCAGACCTCTGAATACCCTTCGTTAGTACCCGCCTGAATTTGGGAAAACTGTTGTCGGTTGATGTCATTAAAGATATACGTGCGCACCGAACATGGCAACGTCTCAACCCGACCAGAATAGATATAAAACTTGTCCACCCCCATCCAGTACACAACACCAGATGCGGTTGCCATAGCGTTTGGTGAAGCGATTGAAATGTTGTCAGCTAGTAGTGTGATCTGCCAAACCAGCGGTGGGCCAATATATTGCATGGCGTAGATGGCTGCATCCGTCCAGACGTTAATCTCTTGGCGCGTTTGCAATGCCCCGATGATCTGTGAACCATGCGATAGCCGCTGATCACCTGCTTGGTTGGTAGCTTGCGGCTCCCAAACCGTGTAGCTTTCTTGCGCAGACCAACGAATCTGCATCGGGTCAAGCTCAGTCGTTGCATAAGTACCGCTTGGGTCGTTACAACCAAAGCAAATGACGATACGTGACTGATCCGATACTAGGATTTCATTGATGAGAGATGGCGTATACGTGCCGGACACAACAGTGCCGCGAGTGCCGTAGGCAGGGGTTGCACCTGAACCCGGTGCCCAGTCATATAAAGAGCCACCACGTGGATTGAACAGCAAAATTTCTCCGAAGTTAGCTTGGCTCCAAAGACGGAGCTGCAAACCAAAACCGGTACTAAACGACGAGCCCCACGTACCACGCGACCACGATCCCGTACCCCAACCGGTACCAATCGTGAAAATTGGGAAGCCTGTATTGATCTGATACGCAGTGTCAGTCGCCGAGCCCCCATTATTTGAATCCGAAGCGTTGGAGAAAACGGTAAAGTAAAGCGCCTGAAGTCCGGTGCCTTCGCTAGTTAAGGTAATAGGTGTGCCACCACTGGTGAGTGATAGCTGGCAAGTGTTTCCTACGACGTTAACCAAGTAATAGGTGACCGCATAACCCAACCCGCCCGGCGCACCAGCGCCTCCACCAATTACCAGCGCGACAGTATTGCCGTTTGCCATCGTGGTGCCAACTGGCAGTGAGATAGTGGACGTTGCGGTATTTACAGTGAAGTTAAGCCCGGCAACAGAAGTGCCCGCAGCACGGGTAACAATCGTATATACCGTACCAGATGTGACGGACTGAATTTGGTACTCTTGGTTCAGGATGCCCGCAGTTATATTGCCGCCAAGCCCAACCGCACTTGAGAACGTAATAAAGTCGCCTACCTGCAAGCTCGATGCACTGCTATCAGTAACAGTAATAAATGCAGAGAAAGGTGAAGACGTAACCGCCGCGAAAGTTGTTGAGTTTAAGTTGGTAACACGAATAGGTGTGATGTCATAAAACACTCCGCCGTTCTCAACATAAAATTTTGCATTTGTACCAACCCCCATCAAGTTAAAGCTTTTGAGCGTTACCCAGTTCCACAATGAGCGGCAGTAACCAAGAAAGGTAGTGTAAGTTTCAACCGCCCAGCCACCTATCTTTTCAGGGAAGCCAGAGCGAAACCGCACCTTGTCGCAGTCATACCAACCACCCTCGTTGGCAAGCGTCGTGCCTTCGCGGTTTACACCGGGGCGGAACTGTAGTTTCTGTAATGGCATCGTCGCCTCTTACGTTTTCATGATGTATGCAAGTGCAAAGTACGGGACAAGGTTAGCGTTAGTGCCGGATGAACCTTCTGTACTAATAGAGGTGGAAGCAGAAATACCAGTAGTAACTGTGGAGCTATTAATCGTTCGCGCCGTGGCTGTTACACCAGTTGCAAAACCGTTACCGCTATTCAACAACTGTGTAGATTCAGGCACCGTGTGTCTATGGCCCGGATCACTAATAGATGTGGAAGCTGTGTGCGTGTGGCTTACAACAATTGCGTCTTTAGAGCCGCCAGTCTGCGTTGGTGATCCTGTAATAGTGGTTTTTGCTACCCCCGCATCATCTGAATGCGCACCGATAATAAAACGATTACGTAGATCAGGCGTCCCACTAGACCCGTTACACAGTACCCAGCCAGAAGGTATGGTGGCAATCGTGCCAGACCACATCATGATCATACCGGCAACAAACGCATTACCCCATACTGGCGGGTTGCCCGCGCCTTGAGACACAACAACTTGACCTGATGTACCGGGGGAACCCCCAAGGATAAGCCCGTTTTGGAGTGTGGTTGTGCCTGTAAGCGTTGTGTTTCCTGTGACGCTTGTATTCCCACCAACAGAAAGACTGCCCGTGATGTGATTGAGCTGCTCAACGATATTTGTGCCGTCCGAGCGCAAAAGAACTGATTTACCTGCTGGAACCGCAACACCCGTACCTGCTGCCGTAGTATTACCAAGAACGGTAGAGCAAAAGATAGTGGCGGCGTAGGCAGAGGCGTTGTTGATAACGTACAGTTTGGGTACTGGTGGAACATAGACACTGAACGCCGCAGTAGTTGTAGTAGTGAGACTAACCGCCGCGCATCGTGCTTGATCGGCACCACCGTTTGATGCAGTCAAAGCTTGATTAGCGGTGGTAACTGAAACAGATGCCAGCCCCGCGATAGCGTCCTCAATGATGGTGCCGAGGTTGCTATTGGTCGTTGACCCCCATGTACCTGACTGTTCGCCGTTGGCAATGAGTTCGATCCGTAGATCGGGAGAGTATGTACTAGGCATCGCTATTCCTTACTTTTGCCTGACGGCGTTGTATTGTTTGACGCATTGGTCGAGGGCTGCTTGGAGACGGGCTGCGTCGGCAGCGTACCCTGCAAGAAACTCTCCATCTCCTTTTGCCAATTCCGCACCGGAGGCTCCAGCGCAAGATCGGGTGGTACTGGAGGCGGTACCGTTTTGGGCGGGGCGCTCCTGCCTGTCGCGCAAGCTGTTAGTAAGAGCGGTAGCACGAGCATTAATATTCCTGATCTCAGCATCTTTGTCTCTCCGTAGCTTGTCCGCCGCCTGTTGCATTTCTTGCTCACGTTGCCGGGCTTCTTCCTGCCCCTTGGCATAAGCGGCGTACTGCTCTGCCTTCTCTTTATCCCACGCCTGCCGGACTTCCGCTTGGCCCGCAGAATTGCCTTTATAATACCCGCCCCCAGCCGCCGCGCCAACAGCTAAGACGAAAGTAAGTATCAGCCACGGGTTCATTTTGCTTCCGTAAAGTAAAGCGCAATCTCATCGTTCCGGCGC